CATTAATAAATCACAAGCTTCATAATATGCTTTATTATATAATGGAGCTGGATAGTCATCCCAAATGTTTAAATATGTGATAGGTATTTTTCTTCTTATTTCATTTTCCATTTGGAAAATATGAGTGAAATAACGAGGATCAGTAATTAACATTATTGCATCTGGTTTTTCAATTTCAATTAACTGTCTAATTAATTCTTGAGTACCATATCCATCAACTGGATATAAAATGACTGATGAGTCTGTTAAATTTGAGATACCATTAGTGTCTTGAGATAGATCAAATCGTTTACCAGTGTCTGGGTGTTTGATAGATCCTCCAATTACTACCCAATTGAAATGCTGAGCAGTATGTATAACAATTTCTCTTCCAACGGTTGCTACTCCGCTATGTACTCGTATATCGTCTGTTACGAGCATGATTTTTTTCCTCTTATCAGGAGGTAAATATTTAAATTCTGAATTCATATAACTTGTTTTAATTTTTTTAATCTGTTGTTTCGATGTCAATATTAGTATGACTGTGGAGTTTTTTTCTAAACTCAGGATCTGTTAGATATAAATGCATTGCTCTATCTGCTAATTTCTGCAGTGAGAATTTGTATTTAACACATGATATTCTAAATTCATCCCATATTGCGCTATTAACTTTAACACTTGTAAGAACTTGTACGTTTTTCATATATTTTGTTTTAATTGTTATATATAAATATATGCAGAGATATGAAAAATTAATCTTTTTTTAAAATTTCTTGACCTTTTGAACATAAGTCAGGTTTATCAGCAAAAAAACAATACATGCAATTATCTTTACTCGGATTCATTTCATGAGTTATATCTTTGTACGTTCCATTTGATTCAAATGCTTTGTCAATAAAGTCATAAACCGCTTTTGATGCTTTACCTGATTTAATCTTTCCACTTAATGGTGAAAATGTTTGAATACGACTTTGAGGATACTCTGATTTTTCCCATATTTTTCTTTTTACAATAAAGAATTCTATTTCAATGTTATCTACAGGAACATTAAATATCTGACTAAAGTATTGTTTATATAATATTAATTGGAATTGCTTGATTTCATCTTTTTTATTTTTATCATTCCATCCTCGAGTACTTGTTTTGATATCTATAATCTTAAAAGTATTTGTTGGTTCATGATATAATACTAAGTCAAGATAACCTTTATATATTATATTTTTATAGTCAGGGTGGGGTGGTAATTGAATTGGTATTTCACATCCTATTAAATGCCATCCTTTTTTATCGAAATATCCTCCTTTCTTTTTTTTAAAGAATTTTATAATTTCTAAACCATCATCATAAAACTCTCTTAGTTCTTCAGGATTACTAAAATGAACTTTTTGATTTGATTCATATCCGCTTTTATACACCTCACTTAATCTATCTTGAAAGTAAGATTCTATATCAATTCTATCAGCTTCAGCTCCGCTTTCATCATAAAATACAGTAATATAATTTTGTAAGGTTTCATGTAATGCTGTTCCAAAAGTAGCATGAATTGATGGTTTGAAACTATAATTTCCTTCTTTATATTGTAATTCCCATTTCTTAGGACAAGACATAAACATAGACATTTGGCTATAAGATATTGTTTTTACAACACTTTTATCTAATTCTGGAAAGCTATGTTTCTGAATTTCCTTTATTATTTTTGGTATTTTTTTCTTCAAAATTTAGTTTTTCCATTTGTTTCTTAAAACCATCATTGCTATTATCCCGTAATTTGATAAATCAATAAAACTATCAATCATTGATTCACCTTTAACATAATTTTGTCCATCACGTTTAATTAAGTTTTTTAAACGATTGATTTTATCATTACATCGTAACCAAATACCCATCACCGAAAATTTAGTATCTTCTTCATTTTCTAATGTTGAACCCAATGCTATATTTTGTATACCATAGTCTAACATTTTTGTAGCAAATAATTTATATTGCTCTTGTTGAATTTGTTTGAATTCAATGGATAATTGAGGATAATTAGTTTCAAACTCATTTATTGTATTTTTCCCAAAATCAGGATATAATTCACTATTTTTTGTCATATAATTAAATCTTTTAAAAGTTTTTTATGTTCTTTTTCATCAACACCATGTCTGGTTAAAATATCTGTGATACCTTCTTTACCTAGAAAATAAATATATTCTTTTGCTTCTCCAAGCGAAATAGCATATTCTTTTGCTACGTACTGTAATAAAATATCTGGATTAGATTTTTTGTTCGATTTGGTATATTTTAACCAAACATTTCTCTTAGGTATTATACTACAGTATATTTTATATACTTTTTCTTTTTCAGTATAGGGGATCGTTTGAACATAGTTAACTATATCAATGTATTCTTGACTCATTGATAAGTAACGATTTATCATATAAACATTAAATGAAGCTTTATCATCTTCACTGAATGAGCTCCATTTATGTTTATTTAGAGTAATCTCTTTTAACCAGTCAAATAATGTAAGATTACTGTGGGGTTTCAAATTCTTCTCTTAATTCTTTAGGTAATAACTCAGTTAAAATAGCTCCACTTTCTATATCATAAAATACAGGTATAGGTACTATAGCATCTTCTGACGTTCCAGATACAAATTTAGAAATTTTCTTTAATATTACACCTTCAGCAAATATACAGTTACCGTTAGGTGAATAAATTGTTTCTGCTGATTTTAAATCGATGTTCAGCTTCATTCCTTTTTGATTTTCCATTTTATTTTAATTTATTTTAATTGTTTTGAATAAAAGTATAGATATGATTTTACTAATTAAAGCGCAGAAACAAATTTCCTGATCGATTCTTACAACAGAATGGTATCTGTATTCTTCGATTAAGATAATTATTTCTCCAACATTATTTTTAGTGTATTCATCTATATTGTCGTATAAAAACCTGTAAAGGTCGGTATAATCACTTAAATCAGCATCTGCTAGTATTTGGCGTACTGTGTTAAATGCATTTGATTTCGGGTTTTTAAGCACTTCTAATATTTGATTCTTATAGTCATCAGATACGGTTATAGAACTATCTAATTTGATTTCATTATTGACAGTATATTTTTGACATGCATTGATGATACGTCTAAAATCAGGGTAGAATTTTTTAATTATACTAACAACATCTTCAGGTGTGTGTTTAATGTCTTCAATATTTAATATATTGTCTACATGTTTGGCTATGACCTTTTTAGATGGTGGTTCTAAATCAAATTCTTGACATCTGCTACGAAGTGGTTCAATTAAACGTTCTGGATAGTTACCTGTTAAGATGAAACGAGTATTTATACTATACGTTTCCATCATGTTAAGTAACATTACTTGTGATGCTTGAAGAATATGAGTTGCTTCATCTAGTATTACTATTTTAAGAGGCTTAAATGATCCTGCTGACGCAAATGACCCAACTTTATCTCTCATAACATCTATGCTTCGTTCATCAACAGCATTAAGGAATAAATAATCACAATTAATATTATTTGCTAATATTTTAGCTAAGGTTGTTTTACCTGAACCTGGTCTTCCAGCTAATAAGATGTGAGGTATATCTTGATTATTTATAAATTCTTGAAATTTATCTTTATTTCCGTCTGAGCAAATATAGCCTTCTAAAGTATCAGGACGATATTTTTCGTTTAATATTGTGTGCTGTTTCATAACTTTTATTTTTTTGTTTTAATGATCTCCGTAAATGTTATACTTTAATGGTGGTGGTTCTACTGTTTCTTCATCTATAACATATAATTTACCACCAAATGGATCTAGCATAAATTTAACATGCTTTTGAATTATATTAAAATACATGTCTAAGGTTATAGTGAGGGAAGAATATATCTTCCCATCACTTAATAACTTCCATGTATCACCTTTGCCTACTTGTCTTTCAGCTATTTGTACATATTTTTCTTTCATGTCTTAAATTTAATACATTCCTCCCATATCTCCAAGTCCTTCATTAGATTTCTCTTCAGGCTTATCAACAACCGTTGCTTCTGTTAATAAAACAACACCTGCTACTGAAGCTGCATTTTCAAGAGCGCAACGTGTCACTTTGAATGGATCGATAATACCTGCTTCTTTCATGTCATCTAAACCTTCTTGTTTTAAATTCCATCCGTACCAATAATTACCATCATTTACTGAATTAAGTGAAATGTAAATATCTTCTTGTTCGTAACCAGCGTTTGATAAAATTTTCTTGAATGGTGATGAACATGCTTCCCAAACGATTTTAGCGCCTATGTTATCTTTAAAATTAATTCCTTTTCGAGCATGTAATAAAGTAACTCCACCTCCAGGTACAATACCTTCTTCGATAGCGGCTTTAGTGGCATGTAATGCATCATCTACTCTATCTTTCTTTTCTTTCATTTCAGTTTCAGTGTTTCCACCTACATGAACAATAGCAACACCACCAATAAATTTAGCTAAACGCTCTTGAAGTTTTTCTTGTTCAAATAAACTTTTAGAGTTTTCGATTTGAATTTGTAATTCTTCAATTCTCTTATTAATAGCTTCTTCATCACCTTTACCATCAACGATTGTTGTAGTTTCTTTCTGAATAGTAACTACTCTTGATTTTCCAAACCAATCAGTATTGAATTTTTCTAATTTCATTCCTTTCTCACTACTAACAACTTGACCTCCAGTTAATATAGCTATGTCTTCAAGGATAAGTTTTCTTCTATCTCCAAAATCTGGTGCTTGGACAGCACATACTTTTAAAATATTTCTAGCTTTATTAACAACAAGTGTAGCTAATGCTTCTCCATCAATGTCTTCAGCTATAATAAGTAATGATTTATTTTGAGATGAAACATTTTCTAATATAGGTAAAAGTTCTTTTACTTGATTAATTTTTTTATCTACAATAAGGATTAATGCATCGTTTAATGTACTTGTCATTGAATTGTTATCAGTAACAAAATATGGTGATTTGTAACCTCTATCGAATTGCATTCCTTCTACAGTTTCAAGATATGTTTCACCTGATTTACTTTCTTCAATGTGTACTACACCTTCACGACCTACTTTTTGCATCGCTGTTGCAATTAATTCACCTATTTCAACATCATTATTTGCTGAGATTGAAGCGATTTGTTTAAGTTGATCTTCAGATGAAATGTTTTCTTTAATTTCAGTTTTAATGAAATCAATTACTTCTTTTACAGCTTTGTCAATACCACGTTTAATTTCAACTGCATTGGCTCCGTTGTTTAATTGGTTTAAACCTTGTTTAATCATCTCAGATGCTAACAAAGTAGAAGTAGTTGTACCATCACCAGCAATATCAGCTGTTTTAATAGCGGCTTGTTTAACCATTTGTACTCCTAATTCTTCAATTGGATCTTCAAGTGAAATAGATTTAGCTACTGTAACTCCATCCTTTGTACTTGATGGATATTCACCTGGTCTAGCAATAACTACATTTCGACCATTAGGTCCTAATGTTGCAGAAACGGCATTAGATAATTTTTCAATACCGTTAAATAATTTTCTCCTGGCCTCTGGCCCAAATTCTATAACTTTACTCATGTTTTAATTTTTTTTATTTTTTTGTTATATTTATTTCTCCGTTTGGTGTTCGTTCAACCATATAATCTTCTCTATCATCTAATTTAGATACAAAATAATTATATAGACGATTCTTTTGTCCAGTAAATATAGTGTTTTTAAATATTTTAGATTCATTTTCAGTACCGCTCATCTTTAAACCAAATGGTTCGTATTCATTTAAAAATTGATTCACAGCTTGAGCAATTGTATTAAGTAATATTGAGTATTCTTTTGTACTATATTCTAAATTAGTATTAGAAAAACTACTATAATTTACCATAAAATCTAACTCATAATACCCATGTTTCATTTTATGAAATAATACTCTAATTTGATTTTCTTGATCATCATCAAAATCTTCAGTTGAAATATTACTACCGTAATCCTTAAATTTAAATGATGTTTTGAGTGGTTTACTGTCAAATATTTCGGTTAATACTTCTTTAATATAGTTTTTATATGATTTTAAACTTGCACCCATATTTTAATCTTCAATAACAGCTAATACTGTATTTTCAACACATACATAATACTCTTCTCCATCGTGCTCTACTTTAACAGGGCCCATTTGAGGTAAGATAACTTTTTGTCCTACTTTAAGTTGTGTTGGGAGAAATTCTCCTGAATAGGAATATTGACCTGGACCTACTGATACAATTGTACCACTAAGATTTCGTTCTTTTCCTAAATCGGGGACTATAATATTTCCATACGTTGTTTCTTCTTCATTGAACGGTTTTACAATGATTGCATTGAATGTTGCTTTTATCATAATTTTTATTTTAAATAACTTGTTTTATATAAATATGTTGTCTAAGAGTCTTTGGCGATTAAGTAGTAAGTACTAGTTAATGTTTTTTCTTCATTTGAAAATTCTAGTTTCATAATTCCATCTAAATTGATATTCATTTCACCAACATGCATATCCTTATTACAATACATTATCTCTTTAATTATATCTGAATTGTATTGTGTTTTAAAGTTTTCTGGTGTGTTTACGGTTTCAACATTAGGTATAAAAAATGAAACTTTATTTGCGTGTTCTACATTCCCACCAAATTCTAATTCAATCAAATAATCACCATCATCATTGCATGTTGGCTTAATTATTACTATTTCACTTTCATTTACTGCTGTTTTAGCTTTAACAATGGATTGTATACTGTCACTGTCTATTGTAGCTTTAATATTAAAAGTAATATTACCAACCACATCACCTGGTTTTGGTATGATTATTAAGTCAGCTAAAGTATAATTAAGCGTGAAATTGTTGTCAGCAATAATTAATTTATAAGGTACGTAATTGTGTTTAATATACTTTATATCCAACGAATTATTAGTAATATTTATCAGTTTATTTAACTGTGTTGTATTACTTATACCTATTTTAGAATCTTCTAATGGGAAATTGTGAAACGAAACATTGCCTAACATCTCTTTAGATGGAGATGAAAATTTAACATTTAATATATTGTCTTTAATATCCCATATGACTGATTCATTCATGCCATTTAAATAATACTTGGATATCGCTGCTGTTAATTCTAATTTTTGTATCATACTATTGAATATATTGAATGTTGTTTATATTACCAAACTTTTTTAGCTAAATTTAAAGAATTTATTTATATTTTCATTGAACACAACAGCTCCCCATCCTAAATCTTCATATAAATTCATAATTTTATTTTTTATAACTGAATCGAACATTTGATTTCTGTCAATGTATTTTTCTATAAATTCTAAGATATCAGGAGAGTCATTATAACCATTTAATCCTAATACTTCTATACGATATGGGTTTTCTTTTAAATAAGCTAAATACATTTTATCTCCTACCTGAAATGTATCATGTTGTTTAGTTTGTTTTTTAAATCTTATTAAATCGTTTGTGTATATAGCACCTTTAGTATTAGTTGGACATTTTAAAGCTAATTTAGAAAATATTTCTCCGGTTGTTGGTTTTTGAGATATATATTCGTCTAGTTTCTTTAACCCAGTTGGTTTAAGTAATTTTTTCCAAGGTATTACATCAAGTGACTTTCTAAAATCAAGTATGTACTTGTCAACTTCTGATTTAGGAGTATCAAATAATATTTTCTTGATTAATTCTTCACCAAAACTTCTAAACAATGGAGGGAAATTAGATTTCATAACATCTAAACCTTTCATATCTAAAGCATCTTTATGATCTGGAGGAATAGGAACACCTTCTTTATTTACAATCCACATAGCATATCTACGTTTACCTGACCAATAAGCTTTCTTTACAATCACCTCTTGTTTTAACTCAAAATAGTGTTTGTTTTGAATGTTGAATACTTTTTTAGATATGCTATCTAAGTTGTGATTAGCTTTAGTAATGAGTGCTTGAGATAATTCAATTAATTTACTGATTTTTTCTTCTTCATCTGTGATGTTAGGATATTTTACATTAATTAAGTCTTTTAACTCAATATATGCCGAGTCAGTATCTGAAGCAATTACAAATTCTTTTCTACCATTATTTACAGCATGTTCTAATTTGTCATTTATAAATATAATACTTTCTTTAGTTAATCTTTGACCACTGTTAGTAATAGATGATGAACATATTTTATATCCGTCTGTATATCTCCAACCGTTAATAGCGTAAGTACCATATAGTGCGTTTTGTAAGATCTTAAATGCAAGTTGATACAGGTCATACAATTTATAATTTTCCCAATCTTCTTTTTTACCTGCTTTTTTCTTGAGTTCACGATAGTGTTCTCTTTGTTTAAACCAATCCTCTAATACTTCACATGATATACTTTTAATATCGTTTCGATAAAATGCTCCACTAGCTGAAATAGACCAATTATTTTCTTCTATAATTTCAATTAAATCTTGAACTTTAATTTGACATTCTTTTAATGAATATGTTTTATTATTTAATTTTTCAATATTTAAAAGAGTGTCTGGTTCTAGTTGTTTTAATTTTTCTAGTGAATTATATTGTTCATAGTTATTTTTAGTAATTATCCTCCCCATTAATGTCTCAATACCTAAGTTAAGGGATTTAATAATACTTGGATATAGACTGGTAAAGTCAGCATCACTAACATATGAGTATAAACCGGGAACTGGTTCTAAAAGATAACCTCCAGCATATGAATCTTTTTTTCTTACTGATTTTAAACTACGTTCTTTTAAAGTATTAGACTTAGTTCTTATTTGACATTTACCTGATTTTTCATCTATATAAGTAATTATACCTTCAACAGTTGGAGTACCTCGTTGATGTTGTACTTCATCTCCTATATTAAGTTCTTTAATAGACTTATTAGTTGTAGTAGGTTTGTTTGGTGATACTATTCCTTTCCTTTTAAGATAAGTTAATATAGCACCCTCATTTAATACAGTATTGTAATAAACTGATTCATATGGAACATGACATAAATGACATATTAAGACAGTTAATTTAATGAATTGTAATTTATTCTCTAACGCCTCAATAATTTCGACATCACGTAAGTTATACTCAATAAATTTATCTGGATCATCTCTGAATAGTTTATCTAAGGAACCATTATATTCTATTTTACCTAAATTAACATATTTCATACCTATGTCTCCTAATTTGTAAGATGGTTCTTCTTTCATGATATATTTTTTAACTAACATCATGTAATCTAAACTATTAACACCTCCTAAAGTAATTGGAGATTGTGGTCTATAAGCATTGTCACTTATTTTTTTAATTGGAGATAAATATAAGACTAAATCATCACCTAATACTTTTTTAATACGAAAATATAAATAAGGTATATCAAAGAAATCACTATTATACCCTACAATAATTGTTGGGTCTAAAGTAATCCATAAGTCTATAAATTTACTTAGTAAATCTTTTTCTGTTAGACATGGTATAATTTCCTTGTTATCCTTATTTACATATTCTATTGTTTGTTTATCATCTAATATTAGACAATATTTCTTACCAGTATTAATATCAATTAGGGCTATGGAGGTAATTTTAGCGTTGGCATCTCTAATAGACTGAGATGTAAGGGTACCTAAAATTTCAATCTCAATATCAAGGTAAATGGTATTGTGAGATACAGGAGCTGAATCGTCCTTGTAATATAAATCTCTTAATATTGCTAATTCTTTCTGGATGTCTTTTTCTAGGATTGTAGGATCATTCCAATCAAATTTACCTGTTATTGGTGAACAACTATCACCAAACAATGTTTGATATTCCCCATCACGATCTAATTTATAGACTGTGGGGTAGTATTTAAAAGATGACCAACCTTTCTTATCATCTCTTAGATAACATGTTCCTTTATCCTCTCCAGAATGAGAGTAGTAAATACCTTGATACATAACCTTTATTTATTTTTATTTAGTTGTTGTTTTAACTGTTTTTTTAACTACTGGTTTTTCAACTACTGCTGGTTCCTCAATGATTGGTTCTTCAATTACTATTGGTTCCTCAACTACTACTGGTTTTTCAACCTTAATTGTAGGATTTACAGTTGCTAAATGCTGATTAAATTCGTTTTCGAAATTATTTAAAGCATCAACCATCATAGCGTACCACGGATTTGGATTAGATGATATAATTACATTTTTTAAATGTTCGAATGAGTTTTTTAATGATTCCATAATATATTATTTTTGTTTATTTTCCAGAAGATCCAAATCCTTTGTCTCCACGCATTTGGCTTAATTTTAATTCCTCGAATTCATCATCGTTTAATTCAATGATTTCGTATTTAGGTTTTTTAATAACTGCTATTTGAGCATAACGTTCACCTTCTTCAATTGTAACGTCTGTATCTCCAACATTGTATATTTTAACACCTAAATTTCCTGTATAACCAGCATCTACTGTGCCATAATGTGGTATTAAATCATATTTGAATCCTTTACTAGAACGTAATTGAATTTGCATCCAATATCTTTCAGATTCATGTATTGTTAGATTTAATCCATTAGGTACTACAGCTGTGCCTTTTGCAGGTATTACTGTTGTTTTTGTACATGTGATGTCAAAACAAGCTGATGTATCACCATATTGTACTTTAGGGATAACAGCTTTAGGGTCTGTTTTGTGTGCGTAAATTGTAACCATATTATTTTTTTAATTTTAAAATTCTTCTACTACTCCTAATATTTCAGCTAATATAAGTAAAATACCAGCTAATAATAATTCACCTCTAATTAAGGTAATACCTGCTACTATCCTAAGACATGATTTAGCTAAACTAATATTGAAGTGCCAATTTGTTTTTGATTCTTTTACTTGCATGTTTATTTAATTTTATTTCATAGGAGTTCCATTCATCTCAATAGCATGAAGTAATTCTTCTCTGATTAAATTATCTTTTTCCATAAACACTCCACTGAATTTGTTTGTAGACATTGTAGAACCATGTTTTATTCCTCTATGTGAACAACATGTATGTTTGCACGCAATACTAACTGCTACTGATTCACAATCCATTTTAGTTGAAATGTAATCATGAATTTGTTGTGTTAATGATTCTT